GGTCGATTTCAGCATCACCGCGCGGGTCTGTGTGATCGCCAGGCGACGAGCGCCGACCTGGATGATGTCGCCAATTTCCGGAGTGGCACCACGGATAAGCGCACCCGAAAGCATGATCTTTCGCCCGGCCTCGTCGGTGCTTTCAACCGGCTTATCGACCATCATGATCGGCAGTTGAACGACCGCCCCTGGCACCTTCTTATCGGTGACCGGATCGAACGTCGGCGCGGTCTCGCGACGCAAGATCGCAGGGGAGCCGAACAGGTTGCCGATCAGGTCATCGGCAAGAGCAGAGAAAGTCTGCTCGATCATCGGGCCATCCTCGACGAAGAAGCGATGCGGGCGCTGGCATTGTTGCTACGAAGCGCCGCGATCGGGGCCAGGATGGCGGTGATCTGCGGATAGGGATCACGATCAAGATCACGCTTGGTCGTTACGCGGCCGACACCGGCGAGTTCCTGGGAAGATTCCGTCACTGTTGGATCGACGGCCTGTGCGGTCAGGAGGGCGGCGGCGAGGACGATTGCGGCGCGTTTCGCCAGGGGATCGACTTCATCATCCTTCGAGAGCGCACCGACATATCGATCAACGATATAGTCGCTGGCGCGGATCAGGAGGGCGGCGCGCATGTCGTCGGCAGCGGTTGCCCAGCCCTGCGTCAGGCGGGCATCATGAAATTCATCTGCTTCAGCGAGGGTCGCGAAAATGGTCATCGAGACTATTTATGCTGACACGAAAAAGCCCTGGTGGCGGACCACCAGGGCTTCAACTTCCGGCTAAGCGCTCTTTAGCCGTTGGTCTTCAGGATCGCGATCGGGACCAGCTTGCGGTCGTAAACGCGCTTGAGGGCGCCTTCAGCTGCAAACTGCGCATTGGTCGGCGATTTGAACGGTGCGGTCACCGCCGCCAGCGACTGATAGCCGCGCGGATGCAGGACGAAGGCCTTGCGGGTGAACAGCTTGTCTTCACCCGAGTTGTCACCCGAGTGCGGATCACGGCCGACTTCGGCAGCGTCTTCGCCCAGATCGCCCTCGCCATAGGCGAACGCGCCCTGGCCCAGCATGAAGGTGGTGTAGGTCTTGCGGTTGGTGCCCTGTTCGACGGGGCAGGCATCGGTGACGATGACCGTGCGGCCATAGTAGGTGCCGAACGGCGCGACTGCCGAAATCGGACCCCATGCGCCGGGTTCGGACTTCTGAAGCTCAGTCTTCACGAACGAATGCATGACGATCATACCCAGCGAATCCTGGGCGTCACCCATCGTCTGGAAGGTGTCAGCGATGGTGGCATAACCAGCTTTCTGAGCAGCAGTGACCGCGCCAGTGCCATCGGTAGCGACGTTGACGACCATGTCGCCACCATTGTCAGCGACGTTGTTGACAGCGATGCCCTTCAGCATGGCGAGCAGAGTGTTCTGCAAATCCTTCGACCAGTAGTTGGCCGCGAAGGTCGCGATGGCCTGCATCGGATCACTACCAGCGACCAGACCAGCCAGCGCCATGCTCGACCATGCCTTGTTGCGGAAATTCTTCTGCGCGACCTGCTTGGCAGCAGTGATGCCAGCGGTCTCGCCCTTACGGTCCGGATCGTCCGAACCGACCGAGCTTTCGCCGTAGTCGAGGACATTCCAATGGGGCAGGTCCATCACGGTGCCGCCCGAATTGGCAAGCTGTGCGGCTTCAGGGGTGCGGGTGATGATGCCACTGTTCAGAACAGCAGACTTCTCAACCGTCTGCGCAAGAACATACTGCGCGAAAATCTTGGGTTCGATAATATTCGAGAGGCGTGTCGTCGCCATATTGATTTGGGTCTCCAAAAATTAAACGACGACACACACAAACGTTATCGTCTGGCCTTATTTATCAGCGAGACGATTTATCCTGGCTCAGGAAAGGTAATCATGGCCATGCTTGGCCGCATATGCTTTGGCGGTTTCGCCATTTTCTTTCTTGAGGCGATTATAGGCGTCGAGTGACCAAGCATCCGGAGTCGCCTTGGCTGCGTTACGCAGGCCCATGCCAGCATCGCTGTTGGCGGGCTTCTCGATGTAGGCAGCACCCGACCCGGCAAAATATTCAGCGAAATGGGCGCCGACCGTTTTGTCACCGATCATCGCGGCACCATCGCGGACTTCGATCCGGCCGATATTGGCGGCGGTAAGGAGATCGAGATGCGCGGGGTCAACTTTTGCTGCGGCGAACGCAGCAGTCAGTTCATGTGATTTCAGGCGGGAGTGATGCGCCGCGCGCTCCGCGTCGAGATCGGCGCGATAACGGTCCAGTTCGGCCTGGTGACTGGCCTTGAGGGCTTCGACATTCCCGGCCTTTTCAGCCGCGTCGCGCGCCGCCTGGTCGGCCTTGGTCTTTGCATCGACCTTCTCGCTCTTCAAGGCTGCGTTGGTGGTTTCAAGTGAGGAAACCGACGCGGTGAGCGAGCTAATTTTTTCGACGGCCTCGTGAAGTTCGGCCTGCAATTCTTCGATAGTCTTTTCCATGTTTCCTTTCGTCTGCTGATTAGAGGACGCCGCCCAGGCTTGGGTGACGCTTCTATTTAGCGAAAGGCAGCAGGATGAAGCCGACGTAACTGATCGAGGGTGTATTCTTTACCCGTGTCGTCGTGGAAATCCTGAAACTTGAGCTTCTTGCTGATGAAAAGGTCGGCTTTCCTTTTGCCCAGCACCTCTTCAATCGTGGCGCGGGACTGCTTGGGAAGCCAGGTCGAATAGGTTTCCAAGCCTCCCACCTGTCCGTTCATGGATGCGCGGGCGGGCGCAGGAACATCATCGACATCGAAACCAAGCTCGCGCCAGCTTGGGGTGACAGGCACCAAGAGGGATCGGCAGCGAATATGAAGGGCAGGCTTAGGGTGCGGCTTCGAACGGTCGAAGACCTTGCCATCCAGGCTGCGGCAACGATCGGTCGTCCGCGTGTCGAGGGTCGCGACGAAGCGAACCTTTGGCACCAACGTCGGGTTTCCACCATACAGCGCCTCTCTCGCGTTGTTCTGCACCGTCGCAGTCGCGGTCAACACCATCGATTGGACGCTCTTTCGAGACCCGCCCAAGACGCCGTCGGCATAGCCCTTCGCGCGGGTGCCACGTAACGACCGGACGATCTGATCGGTCGTGCGGCCTGATGTCACACCGTCGCGGATCACAGCCTCAATCTTTGTGATCCGGCTTTCCGCAATGCCATCCAACCAAGGACGGACAAGGTAACCGCTGACCGGCGATTCCTCGACAAGCTGCCGCAGGACACCCGGCGCGGGGATGTTGACGCCAAGCTCGACGGGGATGACCCGTTTGATCGTCGAGGCCGCCCATTCCGCTTCATATTCGGCAAAATCCGACAGTTCGTCGATCAGGTCGTTCGCTACAGGGCGATAGGCGTTGTCATTGATAGCGCGGAGGTCGCGGATCGTCTCTTCGATCCGTCGCGTCGTGGCCGGACCACGGTCGAAACCATCTGCCGCGATCTGCGCGTATCGCCGAGTCACCTCATCAACCAGTGACTTGTCGGCGCTATTGATCATCCGGACAATCTTGGCCGCAACCGACTTGCCATATCGCTGGGCGTAGATGGCGTGGAGGACATAGAGCGACGCCAGTTCTGCATTAACGCCGTCAGCCATTATTCGACCTGGGCGACCGGCTCGACAGCAGGATCATATGGAGGGAGGATATTGGCCTCCCCTTCCAGCCTGGAGCGCTCTTCCTCCCAACTGACGGACGGATCGCGCCAGCCACCATCCACCATCATGTTGTGGTAGCTCTCAAGGCTAAGACGGCTTTCACGAACGTCTGTTGCCAGGGTCGCGACTTCAGAATCGGTCCATGGTGCGGGGATGAAATCGGTGTTGAGGGCGAATTCGACGGTGTCGAGACCGGCCCATTCGAGCATCAGATTGATGGCCTTTTCGAGCCAGGTCGAGACGCTGCGGGCGACACCAGCCAGGGAAGCGTTTTCCCCGCTGTGGCGCATCGCAACCGTATCGGCGGCCTCAACGCCAGCCTTTTCACCCGCGAGGATGCGAGAGCCGAGAGCGGCCATATGCGCTTCGAGCCGATCCAATTCTGCGCGGACGCCGGGGAGTTCAGCGCTGGCCTGGATGATCTTCGCATCTGCGGATTTCCCGTTTTCACTCGCGGGAAGCCACCAGACTGCACCGGGCGCCATCGAGAGCGGGATTTCATTTCCATTGGCATCGACCTCCCGCTCTGCGCCGATCATCACCACGCGCGGAGTGGTCGTCCAGGCTAGGCCATCATAGTGGCGGGCCTGCAATTGATAGTGCTTCACGGCAGTGACAGCGACCGGATCGAGCAGGCTGGTAGTCGTGCTGTCACCACGGACAAACAATGGCAGGCTGGTCAGCGGTCGGTTTCCCATCGAAATTATGACCGGCTCGCTGGCAGTCCAGACAGTCCCGTCACGCGTATGCATGACGACCTGGGCCGCACCGTTGACGATCGAGAGTTCGCGGATGGTGTCGGCATCATCGCGCAGGCGGGCGTAAATCAGCCCTTTCCGGCCACCGACGATCCCATACTGGAGGTCAAGAATATCATCGGCCTGATAGAGGGCGAGGAAAGGCCGGGAGGCGGCTTCCTGCCAAAATACCAGGATCGCCGCAAAGTCGGTGATCGCGGCCTCCCGAAACGCCATCGCAGCGAACTCAGGGAGATTGTCCCCTTCAATAGTGACCGTCGCCAGAAAATCCTCGACCGCCTCGCTATCGGTGGTCGCCGTGGGGTCTTCGCGAAACACCTGGCCCATAATCCCGCCGAGGGTTCGAGCGGTGGCTTCAAAGAATGGCGTCTGATCACAGTATGCGTCGAATTCTTCGTCGCTGTAGCCGGACGGGCGGATCAGATAATGACCGGCCTTCGCCTGGGCGGCCATCTGGTCACCGCCAACGACACAATCGTGGGTGCGGTTCCACCGGCGGTTCTGCTTCGAAAATTTCTCGGTCTGGATCGATAGTGAACTCATCGGCTATTTAGCCGTATCGACCAGCCACCTTCCCGGATGCGACATGGCGCGATGGTGCAGGCGCCACTGCCAGTTCGGTCACGGCCCAGACGAGGGCGTCGAGACGGTCAGGAGAGCCTTCTTTTCGACGGTCATAGCTGCTGTGGAACGCAAACATCTGCCGCTCCAACTCCTTGAATTCTCCCACGTGGTGGACCCGCCCATCTGCATATAGCGCGCTGATCGGTTCTGCGCGGATGACCTTCCCGCGAGAAGCATGAACGAGCTTCACCGGCACGTTCCT